ACTCAGTGTCTGATAAATTTGCTGCGGCCTTGTGTGCAGCATCTGACCCTTTGACTCCATGCACACGTTTGGCCCATGGTGCTTTAGTTAGAAGGTCGGCATAATGCATATCGGCATTAGGTTCGTCATAGCTGAGAAATACAATATCAAATTCTACTATTTTCATTTTATGTCAATCAAATAATTTTTAAAAATTCTTCTTGTGTATAAACTGAATTTAGGCGGCAAAGACAGATTGGTAAATTTTTTAGATTTTTCTATTAGATCAGAAATTTTTAACGATATTGTATCGTATATAAAATTAGGGTCGTTATAATCTGTAAGAAAAAATCTCATTTCAGTGTCACCAGACCAGGTAATATTTTTTTTCTTTACTGGTTGAAATTTTTCATGTTGGATATATGTTCCTGTATATTCTTCACTTAATTGTAAAGTTAAAGATTTTTCTTCGATGCTATATTCTATGTAAAGATCAATTTTTTCATCATCGGCGTATTGTTTTTCAATAATTCGATGCAGCACATCATCTATCTTAACAGCGGTTTTAACTTCGGCGATTTGAAAAGTATTATCTATAAGATCCACGAAACAAGAACTTATTTTTATCTTACCCTCAACTATCATTTCGGCTGTTTCTTGATCAACATCTATTGTATATTTTTCATTTCCTAAAACAGATTTTGGCCCTATACAATGTAATGAGCCCGAATTAGGATCATATACTGCTGTATACTTTGGTTCAGGCAATACCATGTTTTCAAATAGATCTTTTAGATTTTCTATTTCTTCCATACCAATTCCTCTAAAATGTTAATCATTTCTTTGTTAATTTTATCTTTTTCAACGTAATGAACAATATCATATTGTTGATAATTTCCTAATTTTAATTGACCTTTTCTATTAAGATAAAATCCTATATGATCACTCCATGAAGTTGCTGGCCAGGGCCAATTCTGTATCATTGGTTTCATATGGACTACTCTAGGAAATTCTAATTCATAGCTGATGTTATCTTCTATACCTAGTATTTTTGCGCTGAGCGCAAATGCTTCGTCGGTTCCTACGATCCTAGGTCTGTATTCAGATAAAAATGTATTCGAAAACTCAGTGGGATTTTTGATTATATACCGACCCAACGTAAAGAATTCTTTAGCTGATTCAGAATCCGTTTTGAAGAATGTGTATAGTGAATATAAATTAGGTAGATTATTTTTAGTAAATGCTCTACGATATTCGTCTGAATTAACTAACTCACTTCTATAATTATAAGATTTATTAGTGACATATAGTTCTGTATTAGCGACAAAATAATCAATCCAATGGCTGTAATCTCGCAGAAATAACATATCGGCATCAAGACACACAGTATTATCAAACGGAGTTAATTGATCCATCCAACTTCTACCATCCCAAAAAGATTCTTTATCCCACGCTATCACATGATCAAATACCCAAGCAGAATTTAATTTTTTTACAGCATTGATGTCGTCGGTAACTAACGCCACTTTATCATATCCAGGTTTCTGTGTATGTTTTATACTTAATGCAAGACCGTAGGCCAATTCGAGATAATCAACTTTATCAGATGTTGAAATAATAATAAGATATCCAAAACTCATTTTATCTCCAAGAGTTTATCTGATTGTCTTATTAAACTTTGTTTATTCATAACATGAATATCTACATTATTCACTGATGCTGCAATATAATTTGAATCTAAATTTGGAGAAACTAACATTGTTAGTTTTCCTGATGTAGAAACATCTAGTAGAACATCTTTATCTAACATCGATAATACTGGTGGAAGGCTACTAGTAATATCAGTTTCGTAACCATCTAATATATGTTTTGCAATACTAAATGCGATGTCATTCCTATATTGTCTACTATCAAATCTAAACAAATCTGAATAGTATTGATAATTTTCTCTAATTTGATCTACTAAATTAAAAAATGTTTTCGAATATTCGCTTTTTGAGAACATCACAGTTGTAGCCCAATACAAATGTATTCCTGTATCAGAAATATATCTATCGTGATAACCTAATCTTTTTTGATCGTAGATATCATTTATAGCTGAGGAAATTAATATATCCGAATCAACGTCCCAATAATTTTCTAGTGTATTAGAAAAAATTAAAAAATCACTATCTATTAATAGAGTTCGATCATAGGGAGTTAATTCATATGCAGAATATCTATTGGAATTTATAAACGGAACTAGTTTATTTTCAACTCCGTCATGCAGATTACGTTGATTATCAGTAACTGGTTTTTCTATTTCAATAATCTTATCAAACACTGATTTGGCTTTTTGATAGATTTTAGATTGTTTCATCCATTGAATTGTAAACTTATCTGTTATTAGTGACACAGGAACCTGTAAATATTTTCCAGCTAAATGACCGGACACTATCGACATTAACGCATAGTCAACGTCTCTGTTATTATGTGCAAAAATTAATATACCACGTGTCATAGATCTAATAGTTTTTCAACACTTCTGCTTTTTTTCAAAAGTTCGTACTGCTCATAATATTCTAATGTAGTGGTAAAATATCTATCAAAGATCTCATCTTTGAAAACCTGCAGGTCTTCGATCATTATTGGATTGTTATTTACATCGAGAAGAGGCACACCCGACGTTCTGCCTTGATCGATCAACAATTGAACGAATGTAATCAGCGTCTGATCGATTTTAAATATACCGCCATTATATCCGTAGGTCAGTGTAGCTGCAATTTTTTCTTTAAGTGTGCGTTTTTGAATTGCAAAGGTTTGTCGATAATTAGCAAATTCTAGAGATTTTTTTAAACGTTCATCCATGTATTTTTCCTAACAATATAGTAGCAGTTTATTTATTTGTTGCTACACTAGGAAAAATATTTTTAAGGAGTTATTGCGCCCACAGTAATTGATGGTGTTTCTACTGAGAAAGTGCCAGCTGACACAGGTGTAAGCGTCCCTGATGCTTCGAGAGTGTTTACTGATAAGGACACAGTTCCATCAACAGCATCGTAGGAAACTGCACCAGGATGTGAATCTAGCCATTCTACTAAGAATTCAATAGTGTTGGCTGTTCCTGAACTATTATCAGATACTGACGGAGTTCTAGCTGCTATTCTATAGATATTTGCAGAATATGGGCTAGTTGAACTGGCCGTATAAAAATATTGAAAAACGCTTGAAAGTCTGTAGAAATTTTGACCATCATTGGGTTCTGTTGTTGGACTTGGTTTTACCCCACCAAATGCCACTGTGCCGGCACTGTTTAACAGTGTGGTCCAGGATGAGTTTTGTTGCGATGCGGCACCACCTGTTCTAGAAGAAATGAATCGGATTTCGCCACCACTGTTAAAAAATGCTCGAGCTTTATTTGCTGTTGTAAACGACACGGTCACTGTACTTTGAATCTTAGTAGACCATGATACTCCATAGACTCCGGGCCATGTCTGTTGTGCGTTCCAAAAGACACCAACTGATGGGCCAGTTCTTGTAACAGCTTGGCTAGAGTGAATTCCAAATCTGTTAGCAAGTAATACATTAGCGAACGGCTGATATGAAGAATATGGAGATGTACCGGAATTAGCTCTGACTAGATCGCCTACAGCCGCTGTTACCGGTGCTGGTGCTGATCCAAATTGATGTATCCATGCATTAATTATATCATATCGTAGATTGGCCCATTCATTTACTGTTACTCTACTATCATCAGTTACCTGAGAGCTTAACAACGTTTGCCCGTACCCAAAATCAGCTGTTCCTGTTCCCATCACAGATGCTACATTACTTTGTGTGGCATTATAGTCTACTTTCTGTATTTTTTTATCTAAAATAACAGCTGGCCCACTTGTTATTGATAGATCACCTACCGTGAAAGTTTTTGAAGCAAATCCATTATTTAAAGTTATAACTGCGGTTTCGTTTCCTTCAGTGGTTGATTCTGAAGCCATAGTTAAAGTAACCGATGCAGTTCCAGTAAGTCCTCCATCAGTACTCGAAACTGTAAAATTACCAGTGAGTGTGGCTGGGCTGAAATCTGCTGCTGCAACCCCAGTTATGGTATAAGGAAATACAGCGCCATTAGAAACATTTCTAGTTGATAACGTTATCGTTATAGGACTGCCTTCTGCCACACCCGGAGATGACGTTGTTATTTTAAATTCAGCTTGGTCGTACTCTACAATGATCAAACCAGTACCGCCTGAACCGCCATTCTGAGCACCTAGTGTTAGAGCAGGTGCCGGTGGTGAATTATTATTATTCGCTAATGTACCAAATGTAGTTAATGTTCCGCCTGCACTACCCCCGCCACCGCCACCTCCGGTATTTGCTGCACCGTTAGCACCAGATCCTTCGCTTCCTCCACGGCCACCACCACCTGCTCCACCGTATGGAGAAGCCACTGGTCGAGCAGAACCAGCAGAATATGTTCCGTTTCCGCCGCCGCCGCCTCCACCATACGCAGTTCCATTGAATAAATATCCGTTTCCGCCAAAACCGCCAGATGTACCAGCGATTCCATTAGCTCCAGAACCGGCTCCGCCTCCTCCAATTCCACTACCAGTCACTGCACCGCTGTAATTTGTAGTTGTTGATAGAATCAGTGATGAACTTGCACCACCTGTTCCTGTACTGCCGCCAGATCCGCCAGCTACAGTAGTTGATCCGAACGTAGTCGTTCCACCATTCCCACCATTCGCAGCACCTGCTGAACCTAATGTATATGTAACTGTTCCTCCAGGGGTTACAGAAATGCCCATAACATATCTAACTCGGCCACCGCCACCGCCACCGCCACCGTTGGTAGTTCCATTACCGGCTCCGCCACCACCACCACCACCTACAAGAAATGCATTTACCAAAAAGCAATCAGAGGGAACTGTCCAACTAGATGAAGGAACTGTAGAAGTAAGGGTGACTGTTTGCAATGCCATATCGTAATTATCTTCCTTTTGTTGTGCTATTTAACACTATTACGTGGCAGTGATAGCAGATATTGAATAAGATGGACTAGTGATAGAGAATGAACCACTAGGTATTAACGATCCTGCTGCTTTTAATTCTTCGACTGTGAGACTAAGAGTTCCGTTTACTAGATCTCCCGGAGGGTCAGGATGAGTATCAACATAATTATCTCCCCACGTAATTCTAAATGTCACTACGCTAGCTGTACCATTTACATTGGTTGGGTCTGTACAGTTACACAATGCTTCTATTTTATAGAAATTTGCTGAGTAAGGACTACTTGAAGATACAATGTACCATTGTTGGTATGATGTAGTTAGAGTATAGAAGTTAACAGTTGCGGGAGTTTGTGCTCCAAAATTAATAGTACCTGCTGCGGTGCTTAACAAATTTGTCCATGCATTGTTTTGCGAAGTTGATGCTCCGCCTGTTCTCGAACTGGTGAATCTTATTTTACCACCACTGTTGAAAAAATATCTAGCGTCGTTGGCTGTAGCAAAAGTCACTGTTAGAGTGCATTGGCTCTGTGTGGTCCAAGATCCTGTTCTAGATATCACTCCTGTACTAGTTTGCCCGGTCATTGTTGGTAATGATAAAACAGATTGTCCTGCACCTATATTAAATCTATTCAGTATCGCTTGTTCTGCTAAGGTGTCATAGTTGGTATTAGGGTATCCAGCACCGTAACCAATAAAATCTCCGCTGGCCACTGTTATTATAGTTGGTAATACTCCGTCTTGATGAACCTTGGCGTTTGTTAAATCATAACGCAGAAGATCCCACTGAGCTTTAGTTATATTGTTACCAGCAAATGTTGCAGAACTAGCTATGGGCTGACCGTATCCTTGTTGCCCTGATCCAGTACCGAGCACAGCAATAATTTTATTTCTTATAGCATTATAGTCTGTGGCCGCAATTCTTTGTGGGCTTTCTGTGTCAAACTTAGGCATTTTTTACAGCACCACTGCTTCAATTGATTTAATTCCAGCATCGTCACTGGATTCTAAAGCTATAGCAAAAACATCTTTACATTCGTTAGACACTATAGCACATCCGTAATCGCCAGCAGTTAATCTGTCTCCTTTCTTAACTGTACCATTTACCTTAACTGGTACACGTCCTTTTAGTGCGATATAAGTACCGCCTTCGAGATCTTTGTTCATCATAAATGCAGGATTAGCACTTACAACACCAATCGCTCTTTGTCCGGCTATTGATGCAGTAACTTCTGCCTCGCCGCCAACAACGACTACAGTACCAACTTCATAGTCTTGATCTGCAAGATATTTTTCTGCTAGGTCAGCATATCTAGCTGCTGTGGCTGTGCCTTGAAACAATGAGGCATATATATCACCACTAGCATCTCTAGCTGCGATTGTGTTAGCTGTTGCAGTAGTCGCTGATGATCTATATGCTGCACCGACTAGTAATTGATCAGCTTTGTCTGCTATTCCAGTGAACCTTACAGCAGTTATATTACCAGACGCATCTCTGAGTGCTAGTGTATTAGGTGTCGCAGCAGTTGCTGGCAGTTTAGAATCTAGGGCAGTAGCGTTTGATGCTGTACCTGTAACATTACCTAGTACGTTACCAATTAGTGTTCCCTGTAAATTAGCAGCGGGATATCCGATCTGTTTGGTTGTGGCATTTATTAATACTGTAGAATCAGTGCCTACAACATTTCCTGTGAATGAACCTGTGAATCCTTTTGTTGTGGCATTGTAAGCTGTGGTCGAATCATTGGCTAATATATTACTGTTTGTAGCTGTGGCATAGACTGTGGCCCATTTGTTAGTGGCTGATCCTAGATTATACACATTTGTCGTACCAGGAACAACGCCTGAGCTGTTGAATACTGCAACATCTCTTTCATCAGTGGTTTCCGATACTGTGATACGCATCGTGATCTCATTACCTAGACGATTTTCAATGATAACTTCGTCTGAATTTTCTACACGAATACGAAGATCGTTGCCGTCTCCTAGATTAAATCCTGGATCCTTGAATGATATTTCACTGTCAAATACAACACTGCCTTTTTGTAGATAATCAGCAGCCAATACACCACCTAATCTTAGAGCATTTGATGATGTTCCCCAATATACATAATCGTTCTGACTCACTCCCGCTGAGTTAGTAGATGCTAGAGTAATACCTTTCTTAATGGTGTTTGGACTTGTGAATCCAGCAATTGGGTTCACTGTGGTACTTAGATTGAACGCAGGATCATTATTGATGATAGCTACGCAATTACCTGCTGCTAAAAGTTTGAGAATAGTATGACTGTTATTGAGATCATCTTTAACCACTTGCGCTACAACAGAACTAGTACCTAGATCTGGACTAGCTTCAGGTCCAACTAGTACAAATTGAGCGCCGTCATAGGTATATAATTGCTTGGCTGTGGAATCCCACCAAAATTCTCCTACTGCTAGTCCGCTGGGTGCAGTTACGCTAACTTCGGCACCGCCGGCTACTTTGAATTGAGAACCATTATAGAATTTTAGACGCTTGTTGGCGCTGTCATACCAAATTTGCCCTAATATTGATTTAGGTGGCTGTGTGGTATTTGCAAAATTTTCTAATAAATGCAGAAAATTTTCATTCTGTACTTCACCATACCCTGCGTAGTTTTTACCTACAAAACGCAGATCGGTGGTACTGTCAATGGTTCCGTCTTCTACAGAAGTTAAAAATGTCCCGTTAAACTTGTCTACTTGGTATGCCATGGTCTCTCGCCCTTAATAATACTGTTATTTATCAGCCCCTATTCTTCTGTAGGTACAGTGGGTTTTGGCCACCAACTATAGGTATTAGGGTTAGATGCGTATGCATCGATAGCTGAATTGTGATTTGCAACTTTTTGACCTATCCAGCTACGCATTTCTTGGAATTCTGGTGTTAAAGGAATTCCGGATTTTTCGATACAGTCCGCAATAATGTTCAATTGTGTGTGGATTGGGTATCTAGCCAATATTTCTTTGTTGATGATAGTATCTAACACCACCTCTTCAACAATAGGTTGATCGTTTCGTGATCTGATAGAGCCTGTGGCAAAATCTCCCCAATAGTATTGGCTGGCTAAATCTATGGTCAACACCTTGTGTTTTACATTATTTGTTGTAAGATTAGTTACAAACGATGAATCGTAATCCATCATAGAAATCACATGGCTACCAGTTTCATTAAAAATTGCTATTTTTTGTGTCATAATATTTTACCCCAGCTTAGTGCTAGACTGTATTTAGGTTCTTCGTCCTGTTCTATTTCAGTTACTTCATGTTCGAGATTCACCGGCATCTTTAATAGCATACCTGGTTTTTCTTCTACCAAATGTCCTTGGTTGTTTTCATCATACCATTTAAAATGTGGCTTAGTGGACTTTAAAAATATCAACTTAAATTTCCAATATCCACCAACGCTGTCTCTATGACGTTTTAAAAAATCACCTGGTTCATATTTGTTAATCACAAATCCATCACAGCTTCTATCTTCTTCTGGTAATGATTCATATACTAACTTTTTTAAATCTTCTGGCATATTCCAACGAAACATGCTTTTTAGCTGACTGTCTCCGTAGGCTGTGGAAAAATTATATTTTTCTCCAGGTTTTCTTACATTAAACTTATCAGAGTATTTTTCTGCTAGGTCTATTATAGCATCAACATTCTTGCAATAATTTTCCACACAGCTCACAGTCATTATACGTAACTCCACGATCCTGTATAATTCCAGGTAGAACCGTTTGATTGGTATATTAATTTAAATCCTGTGGCTGAATCAAATAGTGTTGTTGTGGCTGCCACTGACAGTGTTCCGTATTGATAGGCGCTAATCCATTGTGCACCACTAACAGATGTTGCCGTAGTAGCAAATAGCACATTTATAATAAAATCAAATGTTGTTCCCACTGTGACTGTATTTGCAGGTAGATATGCTTGTATTAGATCTCTATATTGACTGCTTGGTGTAGTTACATTTGGTACTGGATCACTGACCACTAATCTGTTAGGAATCTTAGCTAACATATTATCTACATAAGCTGTGGTAGCAATTCTTGTACTGCCATCAAATGGAGATCTAGTTGTAGAAAATTGTGCATTAACTGCTGTCGTGTTTAACACATTAGTTGCAGCATTATAGGTCATATTAGTGTTGACCTTTGCTGGAGTATTACCAGAGGATGCTGTGGCGAATGTTACATAGGCTGTGGTAGAACTAGTATCATCAGTCACTGCTATGTTAGCAGCATTGGTAGAGTTTGTGGCTGTACCTGTTAGATTAGCGGTGATTGTCCCAGCAGCAAAATTTCCGCTGGAATCACGTGCCACTACTTTGCTGACTGTATTTGAGGAGGTAGCATCAACAAAAATTGTTACTGGAATAGCACTGGATCCATCATAGGTAGCTACAGGTGCATCTGTAATTGTATTTTTTAGTGCTAGATAGCTGCCTGGAGTTAATCCTTCAAATGTTGGATTTGACCATATTAAAGTATTGCTAGCCCCTGCTTTTAAAATCTGTCCGGGCGTGCCTACTGATAATAGTCCTGTTGTAGATATTGCTGTTTGATATACTAATGCACCTGCACCGCCACCTGCAACATTAGTCGCTGTGGTTGCTAGTGTTGCTGTGTCAGCATTACCTACCAAATTATTGGCATAAATCTTATTCCATTCTGCTGCAGGATGACCTAGATTAGTCACACCTTCTGTGTCAGGAATAAATGCCGGAGCATTCAACCCTCCTAATGCCAATGATTCCGATGCTGGAATAAAACTTAAATCTGTTACAGCACCTGGTTGACTGGTATCTGCAATATCAAAATTAATTTTTTTGTTTGTGGCAGTAACACGGATGGTAGGAGTTGCACCATCTATCAGCATCTTAAATTGACTGCCAACATTTATTCCAGCATCAGCTACATTTAAATTAGTCAGTAATCCTACAGTGCTTAGATTAGATTGTGACACAGACGGATTAATAAATGTACCTGTTAGTGTTTCAGCATTAGCTGGTACAGTAACATTATCTGTGCCATCAAACAATACACCGTTGATACTTCTAGCTGTGACTAATCTTGTAGCCGAAGCTGCATTACCACTCAGTGTTGGGCCAACAAATTCGTTAGCAATTACCTTATTAAATGTACTGGTTCCAGAAGCAGCAGTGACATTACCTGTTACTGATCCTACTAAATCCGCTGTTATTGTTCCGGCGGCAAATCCACCTGAACTATTTCTCACAACTACTTTGCCAATGATGTTGGCTGAGCTAGCGTCTACAGCCCACGTTATTTCACTGGATCCATCAAAATCTGATCCTGTTAGATAATCGCCTTTGACCAGCTTGTTTGTGGTGCTGGATTTCACTATGATGTTTGATGCACCGTTGAATAACACACCATTGATAGTTCTTGGAGTTTCTAAGAACGTTGCGCTGGTGGCGTTTCCAATTAGGCTTCCTTTAAATTTTCTTAGACTTGAAAGAGTGATTCCTGTTTCAACATCTAAAAATCCTTCTACAGCGTTCGATGCTGCAATAGTAAATGCTATTGAAGAACAGATAGCAGTAACTATTCCATTGACAGTGATTAAAATCACCGGTCTTGTAGTGCCTGTGGTATCTATTAGAGTTGTGCTTCTAGCCCTTGTAGTACCAAATCCTGCCACAGCTTCTGGGCCGATAAATGTCCACCCTGCTGCGGTCCACACATGCAGTGTGTTGTCTGTGGTTCGCAACCATAGCTGTCCTAATGATGCACCTTCTGGGGCTGTTGAGGACAATACCGCTGCTCCCACAATGGCCCATTTTGCTCCATCATAGACATACAATATACTGGTAGTAGAATTAAACCAAGTCTGTCCTTTTAAGGGTCTTGCTGGCGGTGCTGTGTTAGCAAAATTTTCTAACAAGAAAACAAAATTTTCATTCTGTGTTTCACCGTAACCAACGTAATTTCTGCCAACTAATCCTAGACTGGTTGAGGTATCAATGGTTCCGTCTTCTAGAACTACTAGTTCCGTGCCATTAAATTTGTTTATCGTGTATGCCATTTATTCGCCCCTGGTCTTAGAATGTTGCACTATCTGAAATATGTGTCCATGATCCCACTTGAATCTGGAATGTCTTAATAAATCTCAACACAGATATTGGCGCAGCAGGCACAGTGGCTATACCAATCGCAACGTTGGTCACTGCTGGTGCAGTTCCTGTTGGCGTGGTAAATGTTGCTGTGCTCTGACTTATCAGCGGATTTATATCCAGTGTTGTTGTAGAATTGTTAGCAATACTGCAGAGAATCCTGCAATATGTTTGATCTCTGTATTCTGGTCCTGGTGGTGCCATTACATTCAATATGTTGTTAATGATATAGATATTAGTTGGAGTGTCGCTAAAATCCATGCTCAATATTATTGAACGTGTTTCCACTACATAATCTACGTATTCTTTTGTGGCAGCGTCTTGAGCGCCTGTGGGGTCTGCCAAACCTGTGATCTTAGGCGAACCAATTAAGGCCACATTGCCAGTGCCATCTGGTTCTAATTCAATATCAAAGTTACTAGATACAGTAGAGATTCTATGATTCTGTAGGCGCATTTGCGTAACCGGTGGTGCACCTGGTCCAATGTTCACTGTGTTTTGTGTACCGAATGATGTTACACCAGGAATTGCTGTGATTCCAGGGCCTAGGCTAGTGCCTGATAGCACAGTAATACCGTTGATTTTGAATTCTTTACCAGCAACTAAGTTGATATGTTCTGTGCTGTCCCAAGCCGTCTGAGGACCATTCCATAAAAATTCATGGTCTGTAGTACCTCTTAGAATGATGCCGCCGCCGTCAGCATTCGCATCTGATCCTGCTGTACTGTCGCCTGCGCTGGCTAATACTATGTTTTTATCTTCAATGGTTAATACTTCAGTGTTCACTGTGGTAGTATTACCTGTAACTGTTAAATCTCCAGTTACCAACAAGCTGCCGCCAATATTTACTTGGCTGGTAATTTGCCCTGCATATAAATCAATAATTCTAGAAGCAGCTTGTATCGATATAGCATCTTCTTGATTGATACCTTTACGAACGTTTAAAATGAAATTCTTGTCTGCGGCGGTGTTTTGTAAAAACACATTACCAGTGTTTACGTTAAAGGCTCCTTGACCCGCCGATCCTATTACAAGTCCAAGATCTGCCGTAAGTTGAAGTTGTCCGTTAATTGAATTTGAAGTATCCTTTCTCACGTAGGTAGCTGCTGTAACCCCGCCTAAAGATTCTGAATTTGTGCAGGTAACAGCAAATTTCAATCCGGCAAGATTACCGGCATTGAAGCCGGGAATGATACTACCTGTAAATCCTGAAATAGCAACTTTCGGAGTGAATGAATCTTTAGCAAATATACCTAGTAGTATTCCGTTGTTATAGAGATAAGTGACAACTCGAGTTTGATTTAGAGTATCTAATATGCTCGCTACTTTTAATCCGCTGATTCCTTGGCTACTAGAGTACGCTGGTCCCAAAAGTATAACAGTTGTGCCATCAAAGAAATATAGTTGTCTATCAACGTCATTAAACCATAGATCGCCAACTCCCAGTGATGTAGGTTGAGTATTGGCAATAGTTGCAGAGCTAACTGGTAAGAATTGTGTACCGCTGTATACTTTTAATTTAGATTCCGAAACATCAAACCATATCTGACCACGTATCGGATGCGTAGGTCTTGTTGTGCTGGCAAAATTTTCCAGCAACTTGATAAAATTCTCATTTAAGGCTTCTCCGAAGCCGCTGTAATTTTTTCCAATGAGTGTTAGATCCGTAGATAGTGTATCAATCTGACCATCTGCGACTGTTGCTACAACGGTTCCGTCTTTCTTGTTTATTTGATATGCCATTTATTTTTCTCTAATTAAAATGAGGGTGGTCCGGATCTAATAATATAATTTATTGTTAGATATGGATTCATAATACCTATTGCTGTCCCTAGTGTAAACGAAGGATCTGGTTTTTTGATAGGACCCGATGTGTTCAAGTATTGTGTCTGTCCCGAAGCTGTTGGTCCTAGGCCTGTGGTTGCCGGTGGATTAATTGCTGAGTCAACTCTAACAACAGAATACTGTACTCCAGAATTTTGCAATGAATGTTCGTGATCAGGAAGATTGCTTAATGTTAATGCCACTGCACTTGAACCAGCACCTTCGCCTAGAATGTCTGCTTTAGTATCTGGCACACGATCTATGTTGCCGCCACCTGCGTCAATATATCCGCCAAGCGCATTAGGAACTGTACCACCATTATCCATATTGTCTTTACCCAGTGCAAATCTACCTCTCAAATCAGGTAATCTAAATGTGTTACTTCCATTTAGAGGTGTAGCGCCGTTATACAAGGTACCAATAGCATCAAATAAGTCTGGAAACTTTGATTTTTCAACTTCGGAACCGTCACAGAATAGATATCCATATGGAGCACTAGCACCAGCATATGGCATGATACCTCCCATAGGTACACCAAGATCTCCAACAAATGTATTTCTGGTTTGCTTTAATAATCCTAGAGATGCGGTAGCTACTTCTGAAGCTCTATAAGTTAGAATATAATCATTTTTCTTGGAAACATTTGGGAATGGTTCTAATTTACTTTGTATAATATTAGCAGTCAAGCTAGTCGTAAATACCTTGGCATAGCTTCCTACTTGACCATCAAATGCTACTGTGGGCGAAGATACGTCACCGGATAATTGAAAAGTTGTAACATTTTTTAAGTTTGTAGCAGTGTTGGCATTACCATTGATGTTACCGTTGAGCACGCCTTCGATTTCATCTGCTATGATAGTTTTTGCTCTAATTGTTTTCCATCTTCTTAGACTTGTTCCAATATCATATGTTTCTGTGCTTTTAGGTTGTATGGTGTTAGTCTGTGTAACGCCTGTAACATCTAATCCTGTACCAACGATTAAATTTTTAGTAATACTTGCACCGCCGGCGGTTCTTAACGAACCATTACTGAAATTAGTGCTTTCTGTAGTATTAGAAATTATTAATGCACCATTGGTAAAAATATTTCCATCAACATCAAGAGCTTCAGCAGGACTGGCTTTATTAATGCCTATTTTGTTATCTAATATTCTTAAAATAGTGCTAGCAATACCATTTCTGTTGACCTGTAGATCTAATGAACTTCCAGCCGCACTATTGTAAATTTTTGCGGCAGTTGCTGATGTAGAAACAGTAAATGTTCCATCAATACCCACAGTAACTCCCGAATTATTTCTTATATTAAGACCAAAGTCTGTGGTATTAACTGTGTCGGTGCGTAGAAATTTTGATGCTGGTACTTGTGCAGTACCGATATTCAATGCATCTGCACTTTGTGCAGTGCCATAATATTTAGGTAATAATCCGCCTACGAATTGTGCAATTTCTGGTGCAGATACCGGCACATTGATATTCATTCCTGCACGTATTACTGCATAACCAGAAATAGTATTCTTGGGAGTAAAACTATCTTTACTGAAAATTACTACTGGAATGTCAGCAATATAAAATGTCAATATAGATCTAGTTATGTTATCTGAGTCTGCTATCTGTTCGATTGCAGGTCCATAACGCAAACCATCGATAGAACTTTCTGAAGGTCCTACTAGAATCCATCTTGTTCCTGAATAGATACGTAACTGTTGATTAGTGGTATCTACCCACAACTCGCCGACTTTTGAAGTTTCTACACTAGGTGCAGATGCACTTTTTTGTATGTTTGATGCTGATTTCCAATTGGTATTATCCCATATCATTAAGATACCGTTTTCGCTATCGTACCATAATTGGCCTTCAGTTGGGTTCACTGGTGCTGTTGCACTGGCAAAATTCTCTAGAATGTGTAGAAAGTTTTCTGCGATAATCTGTCCATAACCTGTGATATTTCTTCCTGGAAACTTTAGACTGGTATCTGTGCTGGAGGTATTATCGTACACCGTTATAGGTGTCTTGTTGTCGCTATCTGTAAAATTAACAATATATGGCATCTATTATACCTCTGTAAAACCGGTTAAGCTCTGTACACGGATCGTGTAATCGATTTGTAACAGTCTGTTTAGACTTTTTTGTACGGGGTGGAATACCACATGTGTCAGCAATTTGCCATCACCGTTGGGATTGTAACTCTTAAGACCAAGTTCATCAAATACGAAATTACCGCTTAGGTCTACAGAGTTGTCAAATGCTTCTTGATCAGTGGGCTCACCGTAATCTAGCAGACAGCTGATTATAATATCGCTGTAGGTTGCGCCGCTGACATGTCGAACTTCCATTTTGTTTCTTACTGGATCTGTATTATTTGATTGATTTTCGTCAACTATTTTAGCGTATGTTTGATTATACAAACTGGAATTTACACCAACTGTGTTAGGAGTTAGATATGATATCAGCCCGGTTGGATCTACCACTGTGCCGCCGGTTCCGAAGGCCATTTCATAAATAGTTCCTTGACCTTGGTTACTTAAACTGTTTACCATAGCCACACTCATGTTTTCGTAGTGTATAGCGTTGCGCTTGTCGATAAAGACTTCTCCGCTTTCCGGATCAAAAATCTTTATATGTCCTTCAAAATGAACACCACCTGTTTCGTTTGGTCTTCGTTCTACCTGTTGGTTTTTTTGGTCTTTGTTTTCTGGCATATTAGTCTCTTGTGATTCCATAGTTGTATTTATTCGGGCAATTTAGTAGTGCGTTTAGCAATGAATTCTGCCATAGGTGTGGTATTTTCCAGCAACGATTCGCCTGCGCTGGCTGTGGTTTCACCACGATCGTACCATACTTTACCAGTCCTCCTTATCACAGATATTCTAGTTCCTGCCGGAATCGCAGTGGTTAATCTTATGTAATTTGCAACCCCGTCCACGGCAAATTCAGCTTCAAGCTGCGTATCTGCTGCAGGACTGCTGGCTCCTAATGTTTCATCGTATACAGCTAGAGGATCTTTGCGTAATCTTTTACCTGCAGCAAAAACTTCTACTTGATCGCAGGGGCCGTGTGTGGTCGGAATCGTTGATCGATACCATGTGGTTCTAGTGCCTTGTACTGGTGTAAAATCCAACGGACCTACTAACAAGCTGCTACCATCTGATACAAAATCCTGACGGTCTTGTGTTTCATTATAAGGCACAGTTTCTCGAGGACCGACGTCTGCTACAACACTGCCTGTAGCATGTAATACCGGTATCGCAGTACCAAAGCTTCCTCTACGTAATTTTGACAATACATTGCCTACTTTGCTGTTGTATTCAATACGTTCGCCATTAACAGTGATTATACCCGGAACGTTTCTCGAAACGATAGGTTCTCCTAATAGGCTACCGTCATTGACTGTGATTTCTTGATCATAGTAATTTAGATCTTTGGCCAGTTCTACAGCACCAATAGAATATCGTTTGAAATGATAGATATTCAACATGTCTTTGTGTATTTCGAATGCGCTAGGTGCACGATAAATGTCTGAGCCAAATGTCACTACTTTGATTAAATCTGCCGCAGTGGAATTGGCTGTGAGGTACAGTACACTTCTTGGTAGTGATACATAATAATCTTGATCTTTGGTTAATCTTACACCATTTTTATAAACCCATACATAGCTAGCAGCCAGTGGTGTTTGTGGTAGATAATAGTTAACCTTGCCTCCGGTATATTCGTCTGAAACTATACCCATCGATGGATATTCACTGAACCATGTTACATTTATGATATCATCATAAATCATAGCAACATCAGCATCAATTACTAGATTGTTATCTACTACAGCATACTGCGATCTAAAATCGTTTTCAATCTTAACAACATCGCCTTCGACAAGTATCGCTGGATCGATAGCTACTGTTTTAGTAGTACCGTTGTAGGTATAATCTTGAATTACTGTTTTTAATTCATCATTGACAAATACTTTGATATTCTGTGACAGAATGGCACCAGCTGGTTCCTCGGGGTCAACACCTAATACAACATTTGCTGTTATTCCATCATAGGTTGTATAAACAGTATCTACTCCTCTAAGTGCTATTCCATTTAATTCTACTACCATAGAAGATACAGCCGACGCCCGAGATAGATTCACAAATGTATCTAAATCAAAACTTCTTGTGCTGCCTTCAAACTGTATAGATTGTCTGTTTACACGAACTATCGGCAATTCTGTAGAATCTACATCTGATACTGATCCTATACAGATTATTTTCACAACATCTCTGAAACTAGGATTAGTACCAAATCTTATCAATGTTTTTCCCGCGGTAGTAACAACACCAGTGCTGTCAGTGAATCCCACGTCCTCATATTCTCCATTTACTGTAACTAACACAGCAGAAGTATCGCTGTAGTTTGCACCTGTTAGGAATAAGCTGGTTGTGCCATCAGCAACAAATTCTTGGTAATCCAATAGTGTAACACCTCCTAATCCAACCTCTATTATTTCAATCACTGCGCCAGCAGCTGGTGCTGTTGTGAATTCAATCTGTTTAGCGATAAAATCGATGCTGTAATTGATTGTAGAATCTGTACTATTATATTCTTGTTTGATCTTATTAACATATACCAATAGTGATCGAGATTCTAAGATTTCTAAATCAATGTCATAGATCTTAGTAACACCGTCTGAGATGATGGTCTTAGATTGTAAAGGTGCTGCGCCAGAACGAGTGTTATTAAACACTTTGATGCTGACGCTGTCTAATACCTGACCCGGAACATTTTCTTCTGGTGCTGGCACTTGATCAGGAGAAATAAATGTATCACCATCTATAGATATTTCTTCTGCTAATGTTCCTCTAGCAATCGCATACATACCGTCTATGGTATTTGGAGCAATGCTGGTGGCTGTAGATCCTGTTGCTGCAAATGTACCACCACTTAGTCTAGTATCTAAAAGATTATTATCAGTAATAGTTACACTGCCGTCGCTTTCTACAGGACGAAATATCAGTATGTCTCCAACATTGGTCTGTATGTAATCTCCGATCTCTACGGTGTTTGTAACACCATCACCAATAAAGGTAGGCATCTGAGCGTTGGGATTTACGGATGTTGATGAATCATCTCCTAATATAAAATAAGGAGAATCTATTCTCACAGCCGCGGGTGCCTGTGTGGATTCAACAAATACCACTGTTGGTGCTGTTGCCGGACCAAGTGTATCAATGTCTCTTGCGATTCCTGTTCCTGCACGTTTTAAATAGATATTGATTTCTTGGTCCACAGCTGGTATGAATGGTAGAGTCACTGAAGTAGTGCTTCCGTCACAGACCACATAATAATCAGCTGCTGCTTCTACGCTGTCCCAGTTATCTGTGAACCACGGTAAAGCATCCCAGCCGCCAGTGACATCGAATGTTGTGCCTTGAATTTGTACACCACCAAAATCTATGCCAGTCATTAACTGTGATAATTCTTTGCCTCGCATTCCTGAACTTGGTGCGTAGAATTTTTCTATACGATTAACTGCATCCAGCAAGGAGTCATTTTTCTCATAGGCGACTTTAATAATACTACCTGCTTCGGGTACTGTTACAAATATAAGTTTGCCTTTTAATAAACTGTAGGTATCTGTGGTGGATGTGTATAGATTGATTATGTATTCATCATTTAACACCACTTGATTGTCTTTGGTAATAGTGATTTTAGTTTTATCTCTAGTTGGTGCATAGTTTAAATCAAATACCGCAGTAAATCCTGTGGCAGTGAATGTCTGTTCCTGAGATAGATCAATGTAAGTACCTTGTTTAGATAATCTATCAAATTTCACTGTTATACCAAATGTCCTAGCTTTAGAATCGCCAAGTACTGCAATCGCAGATGCTGGTTTGGTGCTGTTTCCACCTACTAATGTTATAGTTGGTGTTTGTGTATACCCGGTACCTTGATCTAGGATTTCAAATCCAGAAATTTCACCGTTAGACACAAATGCTCTTGCTTTGGCTCCGGTGCCATTACCGGAAATCAATACATTAGGTACTGTGGTATATCCTTCGCCTGCATCAGATACTTCTATTGCAGTTACCCCAAATCCTTGATTATCTAACCACCAACGCCAAGGATACGATTGTATTTCTTCATTGGATGTAGATATAGGAACTATTTTTCCTTCGGCTGTGGAGAAAGTCGGTGGTAGGTCAAAATCTGTTATTGCCTGTCCTAGTGGTTCTGTGGTTGAATATTTGCTGGAATATTCGCGAACCGTGGTTCTATATGGTTTAACTTCTTGAATGTATTCTTGGAAACTTGCTAAATTATCGTTTTTATAATTTAATTTCTGTTCAAGGGGTCCAACAATATGTGTGGCATTCAAAAAGCTGGTTTTAAATGCCCAATCAATGTATTGTTGTTCAGCGAAGGCATATCGTACAGCAGTAAAGAATAATGTATTCCACTCAACGGCATATTCACCGATGTATAATTTATTTTTGATATTATCTAATATGATACGCAATTCTTTACTGTTATCAATGTCATATGATTTAGTATCAAAAGATGCGGTATTATCAAAGCCAATTCCTGATTGTTCATTGTTCCATAGAGATGAACTTAATTGGAATGTGCCTGCGCCCCTTCCCACTAGTTTATAATTGTCAAAGAAATATGCATTAGTATCTGCTGTTTTTTTAAACACTGCCCAACTGCCGCTGCCATATTCTGTAATTCTAATTAAATCACCTATCGCTACTGTCACAGAAGGTATCAATGTAAAATATACGAC